GGGTCGGGAAGGGAGCGCCGATCCGGGTGGGGTCGAGGCTGTTGGTGACGAGCACCTGAGAAACGCGGGAAGAGACGTTCGATGAGGGGTTGTACTTCACTGGAAAAACCTCCGAGACAACGCCGGCGACTGGCCGGCACAGACCCACCTCGCAACATGCGGGGCAGGGAAATCCCGCCGCGGGCGTTGGCCCGGGGCGGGGTGAGGGTGAGGGTGAGGGACAGTCAAACGCGGGACTCACGAGCCGGCCGGAACGGCCCGGCCGGCAGAAACGTCCCAGTAGGCCTTCTGGCCGTTGGCGGCCGAGAACTGACTGGCGGCCGTGCGTTCGGTGGTAACGACCGAGCAGTCCAGGTAGAGCCGGCCGTCGTCGATCCAGGCCCCGATGTAGTGATTGGGCTTGACGTTGTCGGCGTAGCCCCCGCCGGACTCGTGCTCGCGATGGCCGCCCATCCCGCCCGAGTGGGCCAGAGGCAGCCAGACGTGAGCGAGCCAGGCCCGCAGGAGAGCGTCAGGGGGCGTCCGGTCGGCCGGCAGCGACATCTCCCCGCCCTTCAGGGAGTACACGAAGGTCCCCCGCTCCATGCGGTCGCAAAGGCCCGTCGTCGGATTCATGGTGAAGCCCGTGCAGCCCTTCCAGGCTCGGGCGGTGTCAATGTTCATTCGCAGGAAAGAAACGAGTTGGTTGATATTCATGCGTTCATCCTCAAACATGGGTGAAGGCCGTTCGTCACTCCCGGAACATCCAGGGGACGACGGCCTGAAGCAACGCCGTCAGGTGTCCCCGACGGCATCGTGCAGTGTTTGGTGTTAGCGGCCGAGAGGATCGCTCGCGGCCGTGTGTCATTTGGTTCGGAGGTCGCTGTTGGCGACGGGGTAAGTATCGTCCATCAGGCGACCAGTGTCAATACACAGAATCGAAGAATGTCAAAAAATGTCCGTAACTACTTCGACTTCTTGGACTTACGACGCTTTGTGGATAACTTCACACCCCGTGTTCTCGGGCGTGTCTCGGTCCAGGTTCCGTGCCAGGGCCCAGGGCGGCGTTTCCCTCGACTCATGGGGGCCTCTTTGACCTTGTCCATCGCATGCTTCGCGGCCGGCACCTTCTCCGGCGGGATGTGCGATCGGCACACCCAACCCCAGACGCTACCAGGGTCGTCGATCTTGTTCTGCATCCTGGTGAGGTAAACGCAGCGAGCCTTTCCGCGTGCAGGAATCACCCACCCCATACAAAAGGGCCATTGCCCGAGCCGTTTGTGGGCGATACAACAAGCACCAGCCCAGCCGACAACGGAGTCGGGCGACTCCAGAGCAGCCCGCAACCAGGGGTCTTTGGAGAGAGCAAGCAGGGACCTCGCACCGGCCGCAGTCAGGCCTTCGAGATCCATGCAAGCAGTCGCAGCCAGGGCATTCACGCGATTGGAGTTGTCAGGCATCTTGCGGCGACTGTAGAGGGGAAACGAAACGGTTTCCGGCGAACTGCGTGTTCAGGGCCGTTTTCAGGAGTGAATCACGATGTTTCGAGAGAATGGAACGGGTCTCAGGTCGGTCGGTGTGGGGTCCCCCCAGTACGACGTGAAAATCGCGAAGACTGGCGGCCTCGCATATCCCGCCGGCAGCGTCGTCGTGAATGGCGGCGGCTCAGGCATCTCGATGCTCGCGAACGCGGCGTATGGCACGGCATATCCCGTTGGCCTCGCTGCACACGCCCTGGCCCGCAAGTTCCCTGCACAGTCGATCGCGAACGGCGTGTTTGTCTTCGACCTCGACCCGTCAGCGAACGTCGAGGTGTCATTCCTCGGCGCTATTGCCGGCGGTGGCGATCCGAACAACCTCACGGCCATTGCCCGCATCTGGGGCATGGATCAATTGCCGTGCGGCGAATCGAGCAACTGTGCAGCACACGGGCGGATTCTCGCCGACCTCGCGTTGACCGTCGGGGCTTTGCGTCCTTCGCTCGACTGTGGCATCTTCCCTGTTGGGGCGACCGATCGCTGGCAGGCGGTGGACACAATCGGCGTGACTGCCGACTACACGCTGGGTTCAGGCATCCGTGTCTATGGCGGCAGTGGTGCGGACACGTTCGCCAAGGCCGTGCTGGACCAGTGCCGTGCTCGGAAACTCGTGATTGCCGTGGGCCAAGGTGCGGCGTCGCCGGCACACGCCATCATCCCGCTTGTCCAGGAGTTGTGAAGTGCCATCGCCCGACTACAACGAGCACATCGAAGCGGACGTGGGCGTCTACGTGCCGCGTTGGGCGTTGCATCCTCGCGGGTTCGCCGTGGAGTTTGCGGCGTACTCGAACGAGCGTGAAGGCATCGTGCGATACGTGAGGAGCGACAGGCCCGACCTCACTCGCCTGTGGGTGAGCCTGGACACCTGGCAGAATTGGAACGCGGCCGGCGTCGCGTCAGTGAGCCCATGACAGTATCGACTGGAACACCTACGGCCGTCACCCAGCGTGTTTGCCCGACCGGGCTTGCTGGCACGGCGTTCACGAGTCCTGGCAACGTCGTAACGGCAGGATTCGCCAGTTCAAGCATCGACGGCCTGAACGGGTATCGGTCTCAGCGTCTCGTGCTGAGTGCGTTCTCGTGGGACATCACAATCCCGGCCGGGGCGACCATCAACAGCCTGAGCCTGTCGGCGTTGCTCGACGCCACGGTGAGCGATGGCGTTTTTCGCATGGTCGCCCAACTGTACAACACTGGTGCGGCGGTTGCGGTGGGCAACACTCTTTCGGACTTCCTCTCTGTTGCCCTGACTGGAGGCAGCCCTTCGTATTACACGGCCGGCGGGAGTGTCGCGGCGTGGGGCGGATCGGGCGTGCTCTCTGCCGCAAGCATTCGCGACGCGGCGAACTTCGGCATCGGCCTGGGCGTGGACGACCTCGACTTCAACGAGACGGCCGGCGGCATCGACGCTTATGCCGTTCCTGTTCTTCTGGTGAACTGGTCGCCACCCTCGACGAGCATTGCCTCGCGGTTCTTCCGAAACTCCCGTCTGGCACGAATCGACCGGCGTTTCACACGCGGATAGCATCTGCCATGGCCAAGGCAGGACCGAAGTCGCAGAAGGTGCGGATGCTGGAGGAAATCCTCCACGACCAGCGTTTCCGCGTCCGGTCTTTGCTCGACGCCCTCGGCCCTGAGTTTGCGAAAGATGGGCAGGTGCCCGAAGAACTGCGAATGACCGCAGCCGAAATCGCCTGGGTTCGCCTGGTGGCGATCGCGAAGGCCGGCGGCGACAGTGCGGCGATCGCGGCGTGCTCGATCATCCTCGAACGCACGTTCGGCCGGGTCGGTCAGCGGAAGGAGGGAGACGACGATGAAAAGTCCTTCACCATCATCATCAAATGAGCATCCGATCCTGGTGGACTACATCGGCGGCCCGCTTGATGGCGAGCGCCTTCTCGGAGAGACCGAGGAGGAACGTCGGATCATGGGCTACAACGTCGTGATGACTGGCATCACTAGCGGTGGCCCGAGCGGCACGATTCAGGCCGGCCAGTTTGTTCACGTCTACCTTCGGTTCTCTGGGATCGAAGGTGCGACGACGTTGTTCGGGTATGCCGGTGCTCGCCTGAACAATGAGAACGTCAGGATGAAGCCGTCGAGCGAAGAGATCCGGCAGGCCGCCCTCGTGCTTGAATTGGAACTGGACGGAGGGTCCGGCGATGCCGGAACTTGAATACGAACTTCTGCCGAAGCAGAAGAAGTTCGTCCTGGCAGCCGCTCCGCAGTGCTTGTATTCAGGGGCGTTCGGTGCCGGCAAGTCCTACGCGGTGTGCGTGAAGGCCGTGATGAGAGCGAGCAACAAGTATGCTCGCGAAGCCCTTGTCCGCAAATACACCAGTCACCTGAGAGGGACGACGCTTCGCACGTTGTTGTCAGGCGACGGCATCACACCGCCCGTGCTGCCCGAGGGTTCATACACCCATTACAAGGCCGACAAAATCATCAAGATTCATGGCGGCGGCGAGATCGTGTACTTCAGCCTGGAAGACGCGGCGTCAATCGGTTCGTACAACCTGACCGGGGCCGGCATTGACCAGGCTGAAGAACTGACTGAGAGTGACTACCTCTTCCTGCTTGGCCGCCTTCGCTCGACTGGCCCAGGCATCACTCGCCAGTTGTACGCTGCGTGCAACCCTGACTCTCCAAGCCATCACCTGGCGAAGCGGTTCGGCCTGTCGCCTGATGTGATAGAGCCGATGGAAGGGTGCTGGTCAATCGTCACCAGTTCCAAGGACAACACGAAGCACCTGCCCGGCGACTACCTGAAGATCCTCGACTCATTCACGGGCGTTCGGAAAAAGCGCTACGTGGATGGGATGTGGGCCGGCAGCGATGGCGTCGTCTACGACAACTGGTCGCGAGACATGCACGTTCGCCCGATGGTGATTGATCCGGACGACATCGCCCGCGTTATCATCGGCGTGGACGACGGCACGTCCGTTCCCTTCGCCTGTCTGAGAGCGATAAAGACTCGCGACGGCAGGAAGCACATCGAGCGAGTGGTGTACGGTCGGCAGATGAAGGTCGAGGATCGGGTGAAGGCGATCCAGTCGATGATGCCCTTCGACGTGTGCGTAGTGGACCCGTCGGCGAGCACGCTGAAACTCGAACTCCAGCACGCCGGCATCCCCGTGCGGAACGCCATCAACGACGTGAGGCCGGGCATCGACGAAGTCGCGTCGCAGTTGTGCGTTGGCCCGAGCGGAGAGCCCTGGTTGACTGTTGACCCCTCGTGCGTTGACCTGATCCGGGAAATGGAAACCTACGAGTGGAAGAAAACCAAGGGCGTGACCGAGAACGAACTTCTCCGCGATGAGCCGGTGAAGGAAAACGATCACGCCGTGGACGGCCTGAGGTACATCTGCATGGAGGACCGACTGCCGGCCGCGGGTGCGACCGAGTCTTCGGCTGTTCGGGCGATGGGGAAGAACATGATCGAAGACAAGAAGCCCCGGTTCGTCGGCTACATCGACCCCGTGATGGGCTGGGGTCGCGAGGCCGAGGACGCAGTGCGTGCAGGTGACCAGGGCGTGTTTGAGTTCACGATCAACCCGGACGACCCGACGGACGGCCTGTGGCGGGTCTGGTGCGGCCTGCCTGAGGATCGGCCCGACCAGTCGCGGCCGTGGGTTGTAGCAGCCTCCGTTGGCACGGGTGCGGCCGGCAGCGTTTCCTGCATCAAGGTGGGCGATGCCGAGACTCGTCGCGTGGAGGCCGAATGCGTGCTTGTTGGGGCATCGCCCGAGGATGTGGCCCGTGAGGCGGTGGCGGCGGGGTGCTGGTTCGGCGGCGTCGAGAAGAACGCTCGCCTGATCTGGAACAACGTCGGCGGCGGCGTCGCGTTCGCGGAGAAGGTGCGAATGCTCCGGTATCGCAACGTCTATCGCCACGTCGAGCAGGGTGCGGCGACCGAAGACCCGGGCTGGCAGTATTCGCCGGCGGGGATCATCGAACTCCTCTCGAACCTCCAGGCCGAAGTCAAAGCCGGCAAGTACCATGAGGCGACCAAGGAAACCATCGCTGAGTTGCAGCGGTGGCAGTACGGCAACGATGGCAGCCTGTCGCCCAACCCAGACACGGCCAGCGGGAACGCGAAGTATGCGTCCGACCGGGCCCTGGCGGCTATGCTCTTGTCGCATGCGTTCCGGTGGGTCGCCCGACTGAAACCAGTGAAGCCCAAGCCCGAGGTCGGCTCACTGGCGTGGCTCGAAAAAAACCAGAAATCCAGGCCGAAATCGCGTGTTTTGCGTCGCATGCGTGGGTAATATGTCGCCCTTGGATACGGAGGTTCGCGTGAGCAAGCACAAGTGGTACGGTCCGCGGTACTGGATGTCGTGGTTCTACATCCTCATGCTGATCTTCGGCCTCCTGATTATGCTGGGGCCGACCGACCTGAAGTCGTCGATGTGCGGCCTGACCATAGCGTTTATTTCGTTCAACACGCTTCAGAAGATGCCGGAGGGCTGATCGTGAGCAGCAAGACTCCAGAGTCGTATGTGCCTGTTCTTCAGCGGTGCGTCTACGTTGACGGAGAAGTCCGGTACGTGTGGATGCGGCACAACGGAATCCCGCACGAGCACGCCGGCGACTGGTTTGACGACTGGGAGCAGGCAGAAGCACACGATCGGTATTTCGGCCGGCGTTCAACGCTGACCGATGCGACGGACAGGTTCTTGAAGCGGTCCACGGCCAAGAGCGGAGGCAAGTCGTGAAAGCAACGTCGATAGTGTTGAGGGAGAGCCCGCGTCCGCCTTCTGAAGATCGCAGGATGCTGGTCGTTCACGAGGCGTCTTTGAAGGCAACCAATACAGACATGGCGTTTTTTGAGGATGTCACCACAAACGCCGAGGGCCAGCCGTGCGGCGCTTGGATCAAGATTTCAAAGTGCTTCGGCAGCCGAGATGCCGCCGAAGCGGCGAAGGAGAAGGCATGAGCCTCTGGAAAGGATTCAGCGACAATAACGATCGGGGAGCCCGGGAAACCAAAAGTGGCCGTGTGCGTGAAGATCGCATGAGCATTGACATCAACGGCGAACTTTACCATCACAACGACGATTGCACGGCGGAATGCCCGCGATGCCACAAGGCGTTTCAAGACCTCAGTGAATACGACGTGTGGGACAACCAGAAGGAAATCGACTGTCCGCACTGCGGCGAGAGCATCGTCCTGTGCTGCTGGGTGTCAATCGCGTATTCAACGAAACTTCCGAACAGGACAGCAGGCGGGGAGAAGCCGTGAGTCTCGGCCAACTCCTCGCCGGCATATTCTGGTTCTGCATCTTCGGCGTCGTCCTTGTCTACAAGTGTGGCCGGGAGGCTGTTCGCCGGAACGGAGGAGGTCCGCGGATATGAGCACGTCTGAAGGCACGGCAGGGGGCGTCAGTGGCCGACGTTGAGTCATGGGCCAAGTCCTGGCTCGGCCGGCGGGTTCGGTACCGCGTGCCCGAGGATCGCCGCGTCGATTCCGTGATGCGTGGCATGGTCGTCGCGGCGGAGTCCTACTGGAGCCTGGGGAAGATCGAGCCCACCCTTCGCCTGGAGGTGCGGTGGATCGGGTCCGATGGCCGGCCCGATGCGACGCCGGACCGCCTGTGCCCTGATGAGGTGGAAGTATGCGAAACGCCCGAGTGATGGAGTTGCGGATTGAGCATCAAGTCGCACTTCTGCACGCCCCAAAAATCCGCCCCGTGCTGGAACGCCTCAAAGCCGAGGCCCGTAGAATCGGCGTCTCGTGGAAAGAGTACGTCAATCCATACGAATTAGAATTGGTCCTGATTTTTTATTGTCACGGAGGTCCAGATGTCGAGCGCGTCAGAGATTCAGGGGTCGTCGGGTGCGACGGAGCCGGCGAAGAACGTCGAGGAGTCAGGGTCGGCAGACCAGAAGAATCCCGCGTTGTCTCCCCCGTCGCCCGAGCAGTTGAGGATCAACCGCCTGTCGCACATCGCGAAGGTCGCTGGTCAGTCCTCCCAGCAGGTAGCCTCTTGGATCGCATCCGCGTGCAACTGTGCGGATCTGGGCGACCAGGCAGGCTTTGAGAAGCACCTGGAGATTGCCGAGGGCCTGGCCATTCAACTCGTCACGGGCGTTGCCGTGGCCGTCGATTGGAAGAAGTCCCTCGACGGGATGCGTGCGGCCGGCTCGAAACCCGGCGTCGCCCTGGCCCCTGGTGTGCATTCTGTGGACACGGGCGAGATTGCCTGTGCCACCTGGTGGTCCTCGACGGAAGCCAAGGTCGGCGGTCGGGCGTTGAAGGGCCAGCAGCAGCGGGACGTGGTGTGCGTGGTCTTCCCGGTGAAATCCGGACACGCCGAGGCCGAGAAGCCCAAACTCGTTATTGCCCAGTCCTGATAGTCCAAAAGCACTGGTGGCCTGACGGTCGAAACGCTCTATCGTGATGCGTGACCAGATTCGCCGTCCAGCCACGAACCACACCTGGCCCTGTCGCCATGCCGCAAAATGCCGGCGTGGCCCGGGGTCAGTTTGTTGGTGGGGCGAACGAGCCCGACCTCCTGCAACTCATGTTGCATAACATCCAGGGCGAGATGGCGGCAATGCAGGATGGGCCGGACCCGAACAATGCGTTCGAGCCGGAGATCACGCCGACAGACCTTGGCATGGCCGTGCGGATGTCGAAGGAAAGACTCCAGCCCCACTGTGACGTGCGGACGGAGTGCCTTGCCCGGTTCGCCGGCAACAACTACCCCAATTCCGGCATCGAAAACAAGCAGTACGTCAACCTTCTCCAGCAGACGGTTGAAACGCTGATCCCGCAGTTGGTGTCGTTCGAGCCCCGTGCCCACGTCGAGCCTATCGCCGGCGGCCTCATGGTCGAGGCGATGATCCGCGAACTCTCGCTGAATCGTGCATCAAAACGCGCGAATCTAAGCGAGATCCATTTCAACTGGGTGATGGACGCCCTGCTCTCGCCGTTCGGCATCATCCGCACTGGCCTGAAGGCCGGCCAGGAACAGGTGACTGTGGGCGACAAGTCGTTCATTCGCGGCGAGTTTTACTGCGAAAACATCGACTTTGAGGACTACGTCGTTGACCAGGGTGCCCGCAAGGATGGCGAGAAAATCTTCGAGGGGCATCGCATCCGCGTTCCGCGGAGCGTGGCGTTGGCTGCCGAGCGTGCTCCGGGCGTTCCCCTGTACAACCGCGACGTGATTGCGACTCTCCCTCGCCTGACGCTGAACAGGTATCTGCGATCCGACGCCGACAAGTTGTCGGGCAAGTTCGGCAACCCCTACGCCCTGGTGGACATGATCGAGTTGTGGGAGATCGCCGTGTACATGGGCGATCGCACGATGATCTACACCCTTGGGAATCTCGGCGGCCAGGAGTGGGCCCGCGACCCCTACGAATACTGGGGTCCGCAGGATGGCCCCTACATCAAACTCTGGTTCACGCCGATGCCCAGCAACATCCTGCCCATCAGTTATGCGTCGCGGATCATGGATCTGCACGACGCGGGCGCTGTTGCAGCGGCACGGTACATCGACCAGTTGGAACGCACGAAGGTCGTCAACGTCTACCGGCCTGGCGAAGAGGATCTGGCGAACGCATGCCAGGAGGCCGACGACTCCGAATGGATTCCCGGCGACCCGACGGCAGTCCTTCAGGTGAAGACCGGCGGCATGGTGCCCGAACTCCAGCCTGGCATCCAGTTCATCATGGACGCCTTCAACAACGCCTCGGGGGCCGGCCAGTTGATCGGCGGCACCAAGGACATCTCGAAGACGGCGACGGCGGCCACGATCCTCCAAGGCAACGCACAGGCCCGCCTGAGCACGATGTCGAATCGCTCGATGCGTGGCCTGTCCAAGGTCTTCGAGCACATGGCGTGGTACCAGGACTCCGATCCGATGCTCGAAGAGTCGCTGTTGGCCCGAATGCCCGGCGGCGTTCGCGTCGAGTTGCAGAACTCGCCGAAGTTGAGGAAGGGCGACTTTTCTCAGTTCATCTTTGGCGTCGATGCCTACTCGGCCAAGCCTATGGACCCGGCTGTTCGCCTGGACAAACTGGTGCAGGGCCTCGGCATTCTGTTCGAGTCCACGCAACTCGGGCCGCAGGGCTTCTCCAAGGTCGCCCAGATTGTCGCGAAGGAATTGCAGATTCCCGAGATCGACGACATCAATCCGGACCCGACTGCCGCGATGGCTCGTGCCCAACTGGTTCAGGCGGAGGGGCCTGTGCCGAAGTCAAATCCGACGGAACAACCCTCGAACGTCACCCCGCAGCCGTTCAGTCAGGTTCAGCGCCAAGTTCGCGGGACTGTGTCGCGTGCCAATGGGCCCGGTGCTGCCGGTGCCCGAGTAGGAGTGTGAGCCATGGACGACGAAACCAAGCGTTACATCGACGACAAGTTTGCCGCGTTGGAAGCCAAGGCCAACGAGGCGTCGGATCGCCTTACCAAGGTGGCCGATTCCATCGACGAGATCAAGTCGAGCATCGCGGCGACCGATCGC